GTCAATTGTACAATTCCAGAAGACATGTTATAATAACTAAAGTTTATTTTTTGACTAGAAGGGTTTCATATTTCTTTTCATACACGTAAATCTCATAACAAATACAGCATCCTGGACACTCGCCGGTGTACCATTTTGTTTATCGAGATCAAAAGTTAAGCGATCGAGCTTGAGAATAGGTGTAATAAATTGTTGTTCGATGTCGTAATCATCTCGGAAAAAAACAGCCTTTTGACCATTGGAAGCACCGTGTAATTGATGCTGACACATGATAGTACCGAACACGCTTTCTATATTGGAACTCGCCACCGCGAGGTCCGCCTTTGCCGTTTGGGTGAATGTGTTTCTGAGCTCATTTATCGTGATGTGGATACATCGTTGGGCATCACCATTCGTATTGAGGGAGGCCGCCATTAATTTAGCTTCTACCACATTTTCGAGGGGTTTGGGTAAGAATGCTACAAAGTCGGTGTTCGTGGCATGGCTTAAATTATCCACAACCACCGTATGAGTTTCATATTCCGTATCGGGCAGTGTCATTGTCCTGTTATTATTATACACTTAGATTAAAAGCCCGCCGATTCCATCCACGATTTCATATTTGGAACTATCCTCGACTGACTTTTGGTCACCACACACACCACCTGGTGTCAAGGTCTCTCTGTTACCTCCTCGTCGGGTGTAGTATGCTGATTTTTTACCGGGACCGGGAATGCATGCAATATCATCTTCGAGGGCATTTATCGTTTTGTCACCGACCGGCTTAACGACGATCGGTCTCGGCGAATAAGAATCTCTTTTTCGATTTGTAATATATAAGACTATCATCAATGATACTAATCCAACAATGACCGCAATTCTAACTCGCTCTGGGGTATCCATATATAATGACTCGATATTATATTTTATTATAAAGTGCGTTAAAGATAATTTAATACTTTCAAGTTAAAGAGTAGATGGACGAAGAGATAACACTCGATCGTGGAAATGCTACTGTAATGAAATTGGATGATGATGAACAGGCCATCATGGATGAGATTCAGATTTCGGCTCCGAGAATTCAAAAACCCAAGAGACCACAAAATTTCAGACAACCGGGGAATGTCCCTTCCTCGGCTCACCAGGAAGCGCTCGACGCTTTTGCCAATCCAAATAAACAAACCGAAATGCCACGAGCACAAGAAGAGGAGATCGATTATGGTGAAGATCCTATATTCATGGGAGACGATGACGCATACGGAGGAGGGGGAGGGGGTGGTGACTACGGTGTCCAGGAACAAGAAGAGCGTCCATCTCCGAATTTTGCGACCGTAGATGACGAGAAGGCCGATCTCATGAACAAGATTGCTAGATTAGAGAAAAAGGGATTTTCGGTAAATAAACGTCTCACGGCGTATTCGCCCGTAGATGAACTCCGCGCCGAGGTGAAGCGGGTAATGTATTCTATTGAGGTGGATCAATCGGTTCGCTTTTCCAAGCGTATGTTGATTGCGTGTGTCACGGGTCTCGAATTCCTTAACAAACGATACAATCCGTTCGATCTTCAACTCGAAGGTTGGAGCGAATCAGTGATGGAAAACCAGGACGATTATGATACCGTTTTCGAGGAATTGTACGTTAAGTATCGAACGAAGATGCACGTCGCTCCGGAAGTCAAGCTGATACTCATGCTTGGTGGATCCGCCATGATGTTCCACTTGACTTCTACAATGATGAAATCCTTACCAAATATGGGCGATGTTTTGAAACAAAATCCAGAGATGATGAAAAACATGATGCAAGCGGCACAGAATATGGGGAAGGCGCAAACATCGGCGCCGCCGGCTACACAAAGCCCGGAGATTAACGATACCTCGTCGGGTGGTCAATACGAAATGCAGGGACCGGGCATCGATCTCGGAAGCCTGATGGGTGGTATGGTTGGTCCGCCGTTACCGGTTAATACCAGTCCCATGGAAGCCGCGAATGAGACCACCACCACGACGACCAAGATTCCTGTCGCGGAAGATGATATCTCCGATATCGTCTCCATCTCAGGAGAATCGACGGGCGGTGAAGTCAAGGAAGTTGCTGTTTCGGCACCGACCAAGAAGCGAGTTCGAAGAAAAAAGAAAACCGAAATTAATCTCTAAACCTAAAGTATGATAGGGTACGCTTTCATTGAGGAAGAGGAACCATCGACACCAGAACAAGTCGAACAAGTGTCTAAACCTGTCAACCAATCTGACCCAAAAGGTTTAGAAGATACTGAATGTAATCATTTGGTACTATTCTTTATTTTAGGCGTTGCGTTGTTAGCTGCAACAGATAGGTTGCACTAAGCACTACTTAAAATAAGATGTTAATTTCACTTTTTAGGAAGTTGCGATAATTTAAACAATCTGTATGCCAAATTTATTGGACATAAACCGTTTGACACCTACAATATTTGGAAAACTCCAGAGATACCAACGTGACCAAAAACCGGCCCCGTTGATACCGCTCATTTTCCAATCCTCTGTATCACTCCTATTGACGTTTAACATTAGGTTCTGAATTCTATTGGGATCACTCTCCTCTATGGTGCGTTTGGGTATTTGACCACCGTGACGAGATACGTAAGATCTCATTCGAGAAGGTGTTTTGTGTTTTGTGTAGTCTGAATAACCTTTCGCACCAAAATCAACAGTTTTACCGTCTTCTAAGATCGCCCTGAATTTCTTTTTAGAATTGGGGCTGCGAACAATCCTGACGCGCATACTTATATTTTGTAAAGATAATTTAATTCGCAAATAAAACTCCCGCCATACCCTTATCTATGCGTAATATATTATAATTTACGGCATAAATTATTAGTTCTTCCGTCTCCGCGCGCTCATAACCCTTTTTCACGTTCCTCAATATGATTTTTGCGTTATCGAGCCGACTGAAATTGCATGTCCCTGTTGGTTTATAACTGGACGCGTCTAGACAGAAGTGGTAGGCGAAATACCTGGTGTAAAATGGACAATCTTTATCTTCGTCATATTGGATAATTCCAAATTTTGTATGATTATAATTCTGAACGATATGGAAATATAACGGACTCATATTCTCTAACAGCGGAGTTCCGTTTATTTGAATATCGGCGGATTTAAATGATAAAAAGTCCTTTTCAACGACGGCCTGTTTTGTCGTAAAACCGAAAAACAACGATTTTACGGGATGATTGAACTGTGAGATATCGATGTCATTATATCCATTTGTTGGAGATGTGTATGCCGTAGAGGTTGCTTGTGCCGCATTATATAATGCTAACTTGGTATCAACTATTGCTTGTTGTGCATTTATTGCCGTGTTATTTGGTGGGTCAGCGGTTTGTAACGCTTGCAATAGTGTATTGGCCTCGTTGTATTCGTTTTGTGCTTCTGTCGCCTTTTCCTCGTAATATTCAGTATCATCACAATCGAGTGTCTTTTTAATTTGTTGACACTGGGTGATAATAATGTCCATTTTCTTGTTCGTGAAACGTTTTCTTTCCTCGGCGTCGAGATAAATATAGTTGCCGTAGCACCTGATATTTTGAGCACTTGCTCCCGGTGCAAAGTCTATTTTGATCTCAACTTGGTGAAATTGTAATGCCACGAGGGGAATGAATGATTGATTATCACCGAAAAAGTAATGAAGCGATAAAAAGTTAGGATTTGTTGTCGAACATTTATTGTTAATTTCCTGTGATTTCGTGTATGTATCTGCGAGGTAGTTTTGCCATATGTCACTACTATAGTCAAAATCATATGAATCAACCTTCTGGCCTCCTATGTAAAGGGAAAACTTAGCCCCGAAGAACGAATTCAATAGATCCACCCCCTCGAACCACACTGCGTTTAACAAATCTCCATAAACTGGTATTATAATAGAAACGTCTTCAGTAGATATCTCTTTTATAAGCTTTGGGGCTTGTGAAAAATTGGTATGTCGTTGATATTTTAAGTTAAAAAAACTCATACCTTCTGAAGTTGTTAAATACACATCTTGTGCACCTTTGCTTACTAACTCAACCAGAGCACCGGACATCGGTATATATTTATAATGCACATTATAAAAACAGACACTTTCCCTGAGTGAATGTGGAGGACGTTTCCGCATCATTGGGTTTATTTAGATTTGTGGGCAAATTGAACCCTCCCTGTCTATACACTTTTAATCGTTTGAAGTACATGGCACTTAGAATCGACCAAGTATCATGAATATCATAAATATGGGGATTGTTTTTCTTCCCTGCTGTCTCTCTCATTATTCTACCTATACTTTGTGTAATATCAGATTTTGGTGTTGCCAATATGACTGTATCGAGTGTTGGTATATCTAAACCTTCATGTGCTTGACTGAATGTGGCGAATATAATCTTCTTTTTGCTGGATTCCTGGAGGTCCTTTTCCTTCATGCCTCCCATGTAAAGTCCCGAATTCTTAGGAAAGCACTGATGTAACATCTGACAATGGAGTCGTCTCTCACTGAGAACCAGCAACTGTCTCGTACCGGATGACGCCTTTTTAATGAGTTCAACTAACATGACGTTCCTTTCTCGGTCTTCGGTTAGGTTTGTTACCATCGTGGGGAGGGACAATTTACCAAAGCGGGTACACGGTGGAGGATTTTCATAATACGGCGATTTATATATGATCGGGAATACATCCACTTGATCTTGATTTTTCCTCTCTATGGAAACGATAGTCGGACCCATGAACCAATTCAAAACCTTCGTGAGACCATCCTTTCGATTTGGGGTGGCAGAAAGTCCGAAAATGTGTTTGGGACACAGTTTGAATAACGATTGCGAAAAGGTTCTGGCACATATATGATGAGCTTCATCTACTATCAATGTACCGATACTCTCAAAGTCTTTAAAACTATATTCTCTTTGTGTCAGGGATTGTAACATAGCGATGACGAAATCGTATCCTTCTACTTGTATCTTATCTTGTTGTACTATGCCCACCGATGAACCCGGACAAAATTGATGTATTCTTTCTCTCCACTGATCCGCCAGAAACTGCTTATGAACTATGATCATTGTTCTGTATCCCAATTTACTCGCAATAGCTAACGAAACGGTGGTCTTGCCATACCCACAGGGAAGGGAGATGATACCTGAGCCTCTTTCAACAGCCCTATTACAGCTCTCAACCTGATGGGTTTCATTTCGAAGTTTTCCGCTAAAAACGATAGAAGCCCTGGCCGGTTTCGGTCGTCTGTCTTCTTCTGGAGCTCCCAGTTTATCAGTTCCGTAGAATCTGGGAACGCACACTCCATTCTTAGCTGGTTTAAAAACTTTAAAAGGTGGCGGGGGGAATCCGTATTCATTGTTACACAAAGGTCTTACTGTTAATTCCCTTTTTATTTCCTGGAGTCGATCGCCGGTGATATAACCTGTGCGTGTTAAAACCCCCATCGCGTTATTAGTTTAAAGAATAAAAACTTTATGTATAATATAACATAACATGCCGATTCTCAACGTCGAGGAGAACATTAAGAAGATGGCCGAAGCCATTCATAGTATGACACAGGAGATTCTCCGAGTGGAAGGTGCCTTGCGAGTTTTCCAAGGATTTAAGGAAGGTGGTCTCGAGGAAGTCGAAATTCCGAATGTTCCGGAAGGTGCTACTCCGGTGAATGACGACGGTGTCCCGCCGACCATTCCCGAAGAATCGGAGGAAGAAGTTACTGAAACGAATTAATTGAATCCGCCACCCAAGAATATCCCGAATGATTTCCAACATTCCACACCCCCTTAAATGATATATCAACTTCTATTTCATCATTCGTTACAAGAGATTGTACAGGTTTTGAACCTATAACCTTACACATGACCCTCCTATAACGAAATGGTATCTTTATGGTTAAAATCTTCCCATCTAGGGGATTGTCTACGATAGAATTATTCAATCTATGGATATTTTTGTCATGCATACGTTGAATAATTTCGGACGTGGTTCTAGACAATAGAATTCTCATGTACTTTTTGTCGTTATGTTCATACATCGGTTGATGAACGTGACACAAGAACTTCATTGTTTTCTATTCTTACGTATTCCGTAAGCTATAAGTATTATTAATGTGAAAAGTAAGACATGTGACATTTTTAACGGTCTGAGCGCTTTGCGCGTCCCAAACGTTTGGTGACAAAATGTTCTTCCCACTTCGGTTCCACCTTCTATACTAGAGTACGGAGTATCTCTCGGAGACATTAATCCACACAGCGCAACCTTTTTACATTTCCCAAAATATGGAACTTGTCCATGAACGCTCAAAACACCCGACGATTGATTGATTCTCCACTTTTCACCAGTCCATGTGGATCCCCAACTGAATCGCATATTTTTAGGTTTAGGGACGCCAACCTTTTTGAGTTGCTTCCATACTTCCTTTAAAAATGTATCCGGGTCTGTTTTTAATATTTCCTCGGTGAGCGTTACCATTGTACAAGATATAGTTTTACCGTCGGATAACACTACCGGGTAAAGTTTCCACGGAGTATGCATCGAGATATATAAATCGTCTTCTATCTTTATGGGTTGATCGTAATCCAGTAACACATTTATGGCACCATACGCACTTTCGCTAATTTGTTTTACTGCCGTAGCTCCCCAATTATCTCCTATTAATTTGACAGCGGGTTCGTGATCTATACACATGACCAACATACCATCAGATATTTCCGTACCGTCACTAAACGCCCCTATGTATGAATCGTCACCATATTCAACTGTTTCGAGTGTTTTGTTAAATTCAAATTTCGCACCCTTTTCTATTAATGCTTTTTTCATAGCTTGACCCATAACTAAACCAGATACACGTTGTGTGTATTGTTTGGAAAGACTCACATGATCAAAACTACCCATGAGGCCAAAAACCGACATCGTATCCCATCCAACGCCATCAATTTGATGTGTCATCGCACGAAGAACCCTCTTTCCAGATTTGGACATGCGATTTTTTGTGGCGTCCTCGAGAGATATCTTCTTATATCTATCCGGATTGATCATGGCCTTGAGATAGAGATCTCCGAGAATCACGTAATCTTTCAAACGCATATTCTGTAGGATAAATGAATAATCGTAATAATTTCGAACGAATAACGTGTCCCAATTTATACCCATCTCCTTGAGAGAGCTTTTAAAATTAACATACGATCCAAATGCTAATTTATGAGAATGCAAATCCCTGTACTCCGTACTCGGTTCCCACCACGAACCACCCGCATCTACCTTCTTGTCATAAATTACCACTTCGTGTTTTGTAAAGTTGAGAAGTTCCCACGCAACCGACATACCGGACGGACCGGATCCTATCACGTGAATTCTCATTCTAATGTATAGTTATATTTTTTTTAGATGAACCCCGTCTTCTTGCGCTCTTCTGGGGTCTTAAAAGTATACAAGATACCTAAGAATATTAAGACCGAAACCAACGCAACTTCGATGTCCTGACTGGCGGTGAGCGCAATCATCATGAGGGAGACGAAACGGAACGTCTGACTGTCAAATAATTTTTGGACGTTCTTGGGAATGGTGATCGCGTTACCGGAGAAAAGACCTTGGTAAAGCACCAACAGAGTGAAAACCAACGGGATTCTGAGACCACGTTCAAGCGGCTTGGACACTGGACCGAGGAAGTTCTTGGGGATAATCATTTTACTATGTGGAAATATTTTATTTTAAATAAAAACCTATTCATACTATAGGTATGGTTATACAATCGGGTAGTTTGAAAATTCCCTCCCTGCCAGTTTTACCACGAAAACCGTCAAAACAGAAAATAAAGACCTGGAAATTTGCCGGTAGATACTTGTGGAAATCTAAAACAGTTAAAGATCAGGGAGAACTGGGTAGATGGACGTGTAATGAGCTTATTAAGCTGGGACCCACATTTGTAAAATTGGGTCAGATTGCTAGTTCCCGTGGTGATTTATTTCAACCGGAATTTACACGGGAATTAGAATCCTTACAGGACGCAGTTCCGGCCATGCCGGTAGAAGGATTGGTAGATATGAGCGATTTTGAAGATTTTGATTTAAAACCATATAAATCGGCGAGTATAGGTCAAGTACACAAAGCCACGTTAAAAAACGGAAAAGATGTAGTTGTTAAGATTAAAAGACCTAACATATACGAAATACTCAAAACGGATACAGATAATGTATTAGAAATTGTTAGGTTTTTGGAGTGGGTCGGCATAGATACCGGAACGGGTACTGGCATTGCTTTAGAAGAGTCTGTAAATTATTTATTAGGAGAGGCGGATTATATACAAGAGATAGATAACGCTATAACATTTAGAAATGGGATGAAAGGTGTATCTTGGATTAAAGTTCCCAGAGTGTATAAAAAGTTGTCAAACCAAGATAGAATTGTAATGGAGTATGTAGAATCAACTAAAGTAACTGAACTGACGAATACGAAGATCAATAAAAAGAAGGTATGTGAAGCCATAATAAATTCATACCTGATTCAAACCATGGATAAGGGATTCTTTCATGGGGATCCGCATCCCGGAAATTTGGGTATTTCCGAGAAGACCGGGAAGCTAGTCTTTTACGATTTTGGTCTCCTGATATACATATCCGAGAGACTTCGCGAGGGTTTTACGAATATACTTGTACATATAATAAATAAGGATACCACAGCCATAGTAAATGAATTAGTCGAGATGGGTGTAATCGTCCCCACATCTTCTGAATTATCAGATATTGCGTCGTTTTTCCGTTCTATACTAAATTATCTCGAAACTTTGGATGGTGGCGTGATCGTAAATGATGATTTTGCCTCTCAACTAGCGGAAGAAAAGCCATTTACTGTTCCATCTAGTTTTATATACTTAGCTAAAAGTTTTGGTATAATAGAAGGTATATGTAAAGAATTGGATCCCGATTTCAATTATTTTACGTATCTTGAACCTATGATACAGTCAGAAATAGAGGATGCGTTATCTCTAGGTGAAATGATTACATCTACCACAGAAATGCCAAGCAGAGTGAGAGATATAAGTACGGCCGTGTTAGGATTAGAAAAATCTCGAGCACAGATGAAGCGCATGATGAATAAAACGGGCAGAGAGGTTAGATTTGCGCAATATAGTATATTAGTGTCTATTCTTGCCGCACAAACTGAACACACCCTACTGACGATCTTGTGCGTGGCCACGTCTATATGGCTTACTATGTCGTCACAAAAGTGATATTATTTTTACATATTGGAAAACAACATGGGAAAATAATGACGGTTTAATTTACTTTTCAAAGACATCTATGGTTTCAACAGCCTTAGATTTCTTTGTTTTCGGTTTAGATTTAGATTTTTCGGTTTGGAAGAATTTTTTGTGGTCGTCAAATATTTGTCTAGACCGACGTTGTTCTTCCCGTGCGACTTCTCGCATTTTCTCTTGGATATTGGTGATATCCGTTTGTTTTTTCATTTTTTGACCAAACTTCTTGAATCTATTTTGAGTAGAGCCCAAAGTCCCACTCGCTGACGACGCAACAATCGATAACATTTTGTAGGTTAACTTGTGACAACATTATTTTTCTCGTCATGTTTTTTCGCATTCACCTTCTGTCGTCAGCTTTTCAAATAGGTTTAATTTTTTTAGCTTTTCTTCAAATTCCCGTCTTTCGCCGGGTGACGTCAGTGTCCCGCCATTTCGGATAGCTTCTATCTCGGGGCCGGTGAGCTGGATCGCATTGATTCTGAAATCCATAAACGCTTCCATCGTTATGGGTACAAGGTCTTTCACTAGGTCATAAATAGCATTGGCATATTCACGAATCTCCTGCTGCGCACCCGGTTCCATCCTGAGATGAAGATAATGTAATAAATTGTGAAGATTGATTTTCCAATAGAATTCGGTATATGTAGATTGGGGTAAGTTTCCTCTAGATTGTTCCCTACAACATCCGGATTCTAGAAGTTCTTCATATACGTCAAATGAATTTCCCAAATGTTTATTCATTTTTTGGGTGAGTTCTTCCGGTACATCAACCTCTCCTTCCGATCCCTGTCTATTTACTACCGATTGCGCTCTCATAACGTCCGGTTCGTAGTAGTCCCGAGGAACAACGGAGTACCGCGCAGATAATTCATTTATACTGGCAGTTCTGTGTCGCATGTGTTGTCGTGCGATGTAGATCGGCATTTTGATATGAAATTTGAAATCGACCATCTCGAAGGGGGTTGTGTGCCAGTGTCTAAGGAGATATCGAATAAGTCCTCGGTTTCCTCGAGATGTCTTTGTTCCATCTCCATAAGAGACGCGTGCCGCTTGAACGATCGAGGTATCCAAATCTTCCCGAGGCATGTGGTCAACGAGGCGTACAAATCCCCAATCCAAGACTTTTCTGAAGTTGTCATCGTCTTGCATATTTCTTCTATATTTTTTACATGACTTAAATCTTTAATGCTGTATAAAGATTTCATACCCGTTTGTATTAATAATGTCGGAAACTTGGATCACTCGTCCAGGTTTCGTGCGAGCATATCGTAGATCTTCGTGGAATAATGGGAGGTTCAAACATCCACGAACAAAACGGATTCCCAAATATAAGATCACGATAGAATCACCCGAGGGTATTGAATCGTTTGATATTGACGGCGGGGCGCCGATCCTAGATAATCTAGAGGATCAGGGGTTCAATGTTCCGTATTTGTGTAGAGTTGGTATGTGTGGAACATGTGTATCAAAAATGGAACAGGGGAGAATTGAACAGAGAACGTCGGGTATTTTGAGCAAATCGGAGCGTCTCGAGGGTTACATGCTTCCGTGTATTTCTCACGCAATCGGTGATTGCTGGATTAAGACACACGATGTCGGCAAATTTTCATTTAATAGTGGTGAATACGATTTCATCACATATCCCTCTCCTCCGGATGATTCAGATTCTTATTAAGATTTTATTCCATGTCCCGTTTTAGTTCATCTATATTTTTATAATATCTATGCAGATCTTTCATAAATCTTTTATTTTTTTCTAGTACCTCTACATCCAATTTATTTTTTAGTATGTAAGCTAAATTTGATTTAGAATATTTGGAATTCTTTTGATTTTCGTTTGGTTTTCTCGGGATAACTTTTGTTACTTTTTTCTTCTTCGACGTACTCGTAGGTTCGACTCTATTTACAAAACTCAATGCTTGCATGATCGTGTCGGCCAAATCATCCTTTTTCTTTGAATTATCAAAAATTTCTACCCAGTGTTTATTTACGTCATCTCGCGTTATAAAAGCCCGACATCGTTCGATCGATACTTTCTTGCGTCGAAGATATTGAGACCTACCCGGACCGGCAACGTCTGGTATTTTATGACGAGCATCGTATATTATAGTCTCGGCGGTAGGATGTTTAATGATGAAATATGCGTGTAAAAAATGCATAACCGAGACCATCTTCTTATTCCGATCCGGCTGTTTTTCTATTAGTACTATTTTGGGTTCGAGAACCCATGGTCTTTCGTCTAGATGTTTTCTTAAAGAAACATAGACACCATCTGAATGTTGTGGTGGGATACCGGATACGTCCCATTTAACAATTAAGTTTGATGTTTCATTAAGCATACACATAGCTAAATTTCTAATCCCGACATCAATGGAGAGAATCATTACATAAATATGTCTTTATCTCTTTAATATACGGCGGGAGGGGGTGCGCGAGGTCGGCCTTTAGGCATGAACTTCATAACGACACTCAATATAATGAGGACGAGTATGATCATGAATGGCATTTTAATTTTTTTCCATATGGGCCCGAGTATTTTACCCGCGACATTCATACCGGATTTTGCGACTCTACCCGCGACATTTGTCGCCTTATTGACTACACTTTTCGCCGCATTTCCGACCGTACCGAGATCAAGTTTCGTGATTTCTTCACATTTCGATATACAATGGGATTCACACCTACCTCCACCGATATCCTTGGAACACACGGGCTGGTCGGCGACCGCACCGGCCGCCTTCACTTCTTCGAGTGTTTTGTATTGGAGTTCTGTCGATTTTATCTTCTTTTGGTCAAAGGCGTCCCAGTTTTTGGGGAGGCATATACTCGCACACTCCTTGACCTTTTTATCTCTCTCTTTGTATTTCTTATCTAAGAACAAAGCGCCCCCGCCTATAGCCCCCGCGAGTGCTGCGTATTTGAGAAGTTTTTTGTTCCTTCTGGCAAATTTGGCACCTTTCTTGGCACCTTTCTTGGCGAGCTTGGCACCTTTCTTGGCACCTTTCTTGGCGAGCTTGGCACCTTTCTTGGCACCTTTCTTGGCGAGTCTTGCGGCCTTGCGTGCGGCTATCCTCGCCTTTCGCATTTTTCGTAACCTCTTGAGTTTCTTTAGTCTATCCGCCGAACCCGCCGATCTCTTGAATTTTCTGCCGGCACCCCCCACCTTGCGAAACTTTTTACCGAATTTCCCCACCTTTTTAAATTTCCCAGCAAATTTTGCACTCATTTTAAATTTTTTGCCGGCAAGTGCGAGCTTTCTACCCGCGCTTCCAAGTTTTCGAACTTTTCTACCCGCACTTCCCATCCTTCTCATCGCACGAGCCGCTCCCCTGTAGTGTTCGACCTGGTAATCTTCGGTACCATACGGCCGGTAATATTCTGTTCCGTCATTATATTCCTCGATACCCGAGTATATGTCGGTCATATTATAATAGCCTGAGATTTTATTAATTGACCGGTATTAAATTATCTTCCCAATCCCAGAATGTATATTCTCCCACTGGGATGGTGTGATCGGATGTGACGAGGCATGTCAATTCATCATCGATTTCATCGGTCTTTGTAGCTTTCGGGAAATCTTTGACCTCGCAATATTTGTTTTTATTCTTGATATAGTGAGATCCTGTAACACGTATCTTCTCTTGTAGATCTTCACTATAGATCTCATAATAAGGATCTGCCTTTCTTCCCCGGATTTTCATGGTCGCCGTGACGACGGCGCCATTACTCAACACGTCATCCAATTTGATATCTTTCATCTTAACGATGGTACCATTCTTGAGTTTGATTGGAGTATCCGGAGAAAAGCAGAATACACTCTTGAATGCACCCCCTACCGCATTTGCTGCTTTTTTCGCCGCATTTGCTGCTTTCTTAGCCGCCCGTCCCGCCGCCTTCGCCGCTTTTTTGGCACCCTCTGCCGCTTTTTTGGCCGCTCTCTGTGCTCCTCTCGCCGCTTTCTTCGCCGCATTCGCCGCCGCATTCGCCGCCGCATTCGCCGCCGCTTTCGCTGCCCTCGCCGCCCCCCTTGCGGCTTTCGCCGCTGCTTTTTGCGCGTTTCTAGCTGCCGCTTTTGCCGCCCGGGACGCCAAGCGCGCCGCCGCCTTCGCCGCTTTTTGGGCCCCCTCCGCCGCTTTTCTGGCCGCTTTACTTGCCGCTTTAGCCGCGACCTTTGCGCCCGCCGCTGCGGCCTTCGCCGCTTGTTTGGCCGCCTTTGCTGCCGCTTTTACTGCTTTTTTGGCGTATTTAGCTGGTGGAAGACCTAAACCGAACGGATCGAGCACTTGATCCAACGCGGCGTTCAACATCTTTTTCGGATTTCCCGATAACATGTCCTTTGTGCGATTTTTTAATTTGTTTGACGCCTTGATAGCACCGCGGGTCACGGTTGTACCGAAAATCATTTCGGCAATTTTTTGTCCCTTACGTAATTTACAGTCCGTGAGTCTCCCCCCGACGTGTTTCAATCCCATTTTACTACACCACGAATTGGTGTATATACAAGTACCCGTATCGTGATTGAAGCGAACACCATGGTTATATGGATGTACTCTCTGTCCCGTTTTACTCGATTTTCTCGATTTTTCACAATTCGCGACCAATTGTCCGTAGTATCCACCAAGCATTACTTTTTGGGGAAGTTCTCGGTCGATCATGACGGGCTTTTTGGCAAATTCTTTAGGATTGGCGCGTCTGAGCGCGGCCTGGTTCGTTTCTCTGTAATGTTTTGTATATATGGCCACCATGGGCTGATTGTAGTCTTTTGGTAATTCTTTTGGTTTAAGAGCGTCAAAGTACTGGAAGAATTCATTACGTTTAGAATCGTTCCATTTTTTCATACCGACCTCTGATAACGAGACACCGACCGTCCCGGGTTTAGACATACTGGGGTACATTTGTATTTCGTTTGCCCTAGATCCCAGAGCCGCTTTCATTTTGTCGAAGATGAATTGATCCCGTTTCTTATATTTTGCCTTTGAGACGGAATCATAAACTTTGCCGAATACGTCTCCTGCTTCTTTTGGCATTTCAAAATCCTTACCCGGAATTGGTTCTCCTTTTTCATCGAGTGTTGCTGCGAATGCGTTACCCACCGCTTCAAAGGCGACTTGACGTTTTTTGGATTCTGCTACCGATTCGCCCGGTAATTGACCATCCAGACCCATGGCATCCATCACGTCTTCCATGAAGTGTTCTACCATCATGCCATTAACCTGTCCATATTCTTTGGGGAAAGCCTCCCCGACGGGGAATAATTGTGGATAATCCATACCCGCTTCGCGCATACCCTTCTCAACCATATATTCGATACTGTCACGCGTCGCCGTGTTTGTCGTGTTATGTGTGAATGAAGCATAACCACCGAGATCCATGATATCGACCGCCATACTCAACATATCAAATAACATCATCGCCGCACCGACCGGACCCGCTGATCCATACGCGGCCCATTTTGCCGCCGATGCCGCCAACTTAACCCCCACCTTTGCCACGATCTTTATAGCCATTTTCGCCAATATCTTCGCTCCGAATTTCCCGACTAACTTCAATACCATCTTCCCACCTCTCTTTAATAAAGCTTTTGCCACGACCGTTGTCAGTTCTTCTTTTATTAATTGTTTTCCCATATCCATCATCATTTTTCGTTGTGCCTTTTTTCTGTCTGCCGCACTCTCCACGGGATCACAACATCCCGCATCATTTACTTCCCATCCCGGAAGACATTTGCCATTTACTGCTTTCTTGTACATACATTTCTTTTTGTCTTTGGTTTGTTTTTTCGCATTTTCTAATTGGGTGCGTAATTTAGCCGCTTTTGCTTTAGCTTTTGCCTTTTCTTCGCCTTCAGCTCTTCTTGCTTCTTCTTCGGCTTTCTTTGCTTCGGCCGCGATTCTAGCTTCTTCTGCTTCCATCGCTTTTAATTCCGCGGCTGCCTTCTTTTCTTCTGCTTCTATTTCCAATCGTAACTTCTTTTCTTCTTCGGTTTCTTCTTCTTCGTCGTCTATCTCCTCCTCCTCTTTAGAAGCTGTTTCGGCTTTGATGGCTTTTATTACTTCGTCTGGATCGAGTCCCACTTTTTTACTTTCTTCTTTGAGTTCATTTTGAGATTTATCCATCCGCTGCTTGAGTTCAGAGATAACTCCTTCTGGGGTCGAAGGGTCTGGGGCACCCAACGTTTTCTTGTATACCAAAAAGGCCACGAGAAATAAAAATAGTATCAATACCAATGGTACTATCATTTAATTAAAGACAACAATTTATTTTATTTCAATGTGGTGCTGGCACTGTGTCCATCCAATCGAAGGTGAGTCATTACAACTGCCATACAATTATGACTCAAAGCGGTCTAAGTTCAAATTGACTGGGCACTTTTGTTCATGGAACTGCATGAAATCATACGCGATAGATAAGTATGGCGATACGAGGGGTAGTAGAATATGTAGTAATATAGTGGTAATGAGAAAGAAGTTATTCAATGAGATAGGACCAGTGAAATGTGCACCTTACAGACACAGACTAAACGTATTCGGTGGAGACATGACGATAGAACAATTTAGGGAAAATTCCATAAAAAATCCTGAGACGAGAAATGAAATAGACGCCGAACCCATGCCCGAATTACAGATACCAATCATAAAGAACGCACAGAAGATGGCTGAAATTAGGAATTCGAAAAGTGGCAATACGGATGAACTGAGACTCAAGAGGAGTAAACCTATGAAACGGGACCAAAATAATTTAGAATCGGCATTAGGATTGATAATTAAAAAATGATAATTTGTTGTATTATTTAAATCATTCGTATTAAGGATACCCTTTACTCTTAATATGTATGATGCTGTTTATAGTAATAAACGTTTATGCTATTCGTTCTTCCATTGGAAGCTCGCCCGGCGTTCCAAATTGGAAATTGATCGATTTGGATTGTTCTATTTCTTTATAGTCTCTCTTATCACCAAGATCGATTATACCACCCTCATTAACGAGGGGGTCTAGGAAAATGTATCTATTGGTTTTTCCGATACGGAGAGAATAATATCCCTTGTGTCCGGTGATACTATTGACAATTCTGAATAGATGTTCCGTGGGATAATTTCCTTCAACTTTTATAAAATCCCCAGTTTCCTTGTCTATGGGCCTAGTGAACATATATCTCTCTTTCATTATCTCAAGTCTGAACGTTTCGTTTAGTTCATCATCGTCAGTTTTAGCGGATATACTTCCATAGAGCGAAACGAACCCATCCTTTTCTTTCTTTATCTTATACGGACGACCCTGTCCTGCTAGGTACGTATACATGATGACTTCACCATCCTCGTCGGCGAGTTTCAATATTTCGTCGACATTCGCATCCTGGACTGTGTATCTTTCAAATGGATGACGGACTGTCAGGTAGTAAGTCACGAGTAAAACCAAAAAGGCGACGAGACTAATGATTCTTTCCTGTGCTTTCATTTTATATAAGGGTATATTTTAAAACATGGTATTTTTGTTCAACAACGTGATGACGGCACGTTCGCTATATGAGTAAAATGTAAGTGAGATGCCCAATTCTCTTAAAGATTTACGCATCGGTTTAATGATTTCTTTCCATTGTTCTATGGTAGATACATACCTTCTCGTACCACCACTATTCATTATTTTATTAGTTAAATTTCTATTATTCATTGTATTTTTAAAGACCTGAGCCACTTTATTCAAGTTTGGTAAAGTCTTCATAGGTAGGCTCACACTTTCCATAATATCTATGACATAGTATCCATTCTGGTCTGCGATGATATTTGCCTGCATGTGGGGATATCTACCCACATATGTATTTATATCGTTCATGGTAGGAAGACTAAACGTTTTGGGGGTTTCCTTACCTGCGGGATGTGTATGGTACGATATATACGAATTTAGGACGTTCTGTGGTATCGGACCCGTCTCTACTAACGATATTCCAACCACACGAGTCGGGGAACTGAAACGTACCCCATGAATGGTCCCATTGATATCAATTTTACCGGAAATTTCTCTTTTACGGTTGAACGAATCTTTGTATATGTTTTTTAAAGACGTAATAGTGGATTTTGGGAGTCTTATGTTAATTCTATCCTTACTCGCCGATGTAACAACACTCCCCATCCTGGTAAGATTCGTTCTTTTGTTCGTAGATTTAGATAATCCCGAACTAGCTGGTCTGGATCTCTTTGTGCGCACGGGAGTCCAATCCATGTTTTCTGGTGTTCGTGACATTCTTACTAATAGTGGAGTGAAAAAATTCACAGAACTTGATCAGGCTTGGAAGAATATCATTTTTCCACTTTTCCGTGTTCTTTTGGATTAGATAACCCTTCCTATATACATCGTGTTGTTCAACTAAACGACAAAATGATATATTTGGTACCATCTGAAGGTAGGTTTGACATTGAATTTCTTCATAGTCTCGTACCACGTTAAATAGGCCGTCCATTCTGTTTTTTATTTCCACGATGGTTTTTGAGCCGTTTTCATGTACTTGGAGTCTATCTATCCTACCGACGACCTGATATTTGGTACCCATGATCTCGCATACGTCGAGACTGTAAAATGTATCGTCCCGGATTAAATACGCACTGTCTTCGTCGGACGTTCTCTGTTCGTTTTGTGTCCCGAAGTTCGTATATAACGTTTTTTTGATATAGTCCTTTGCGGCCACTGTGTCCGGACCACTCAATCCAGATCTTTCAAGATCATAATATGCGCCCCTTAACTTTTTTTGAACTTCGGCTGTCGTATTGGCTTTGAATCCATTTGCGTCGTTTAATATTTTCTCAGTGCTTCCCATTGATGTAAGTACCCCCACCGCAACCTGTTCTTTGGTTTGCTTTTTACAAGTTTCGGGAGAATACTTGTTCCAAAGTTCGTTAATGATTTCATCAGGTTTTCTAAATGGATGATGACCTGTTGCCCCTGCGACATCACTTACTTTTATTATAACCTTATTTATACCGATAGATTTAAGTTCCTTCGTATGATTTTTCAAAAAGGGATAACATTCACCACACGCTCTCGCATCCGCTAAAGAGTTGTGCGCATCCGTAAATTCCTTATTGAAAATTTCCATGTACAAATTGATGAGTTTGATGGGCTTCAAAAACCTGTCTTTGTACATTTTGAGGGTACATTGGAAATCTAACCGTGCGAAACGAGACACATCCAGGTCATGGCGATACATTTCCGATAACACAACATTTTCATCGAATTTGGTGTTATGGGCAACCATTGTATTTGTCTGATCACCTATGAAATCAAAGAAATCATCCAACACTTCCGGGAGAGGCCGACCATGTTCGAGGGCATGTTCTTGTGTGATTCCATGTACCCTAAAAGCTCCTCCATCTTCGCCACCAACCAGGTACCCGTTTGGTTTCACCACGGCATAAAACGAACCAAGTTCCCGTCCCTTCGAACTGAACTTTACCGCGGCGATGGAAGCCATTCTACACGTGTCAAATTTATGAAGATTTTCGCGCGTAACGCTGCCGTTTCTAATTTTGGGTAATCCGGAGGTTTCCGTATCCCAAGCGACATATTGCATTGATTGCATCTTTAATAGTCAGTGATCACTGTCTTTATTATCTATTATGGTGATCGTGAAGGATTCTATCGTGTATTCCACCGACGACAGTTTCCGGTAACAAGAAATGTAATATGTTTTGAACTGTTTCTAATAAAGAATTCATGTTTA